AGTCTTGATGGATTGATATTGCTTATTCTAATCTTTGCGTTCTTCAGCAACGCACTTCTTTTCTTTCTGTACCTGTTTACAATGTACTCTTGTATGCCGAATCTTGTATTGACGATTTCATACGCAATATGAGCGTAGATATAGTCTTCAAAGAATTTATGTACGGACACAGCACTATCATCACCTGCTTCCATACCATCGCTTACGTACTCAAGTACAACCAACTCACCAGCTACTCCTGAGCTGAAGTTAATTACACCTCCCTTCTTGTCGATTCTGAATGTAGGATTGGCGTTTGCAGTCTCCGTATTCAAACCAAACCTCGCCCCGACTTGAAAGTCAAAATACCACTGGCCGTTGTAGAAATACCCCTCAGACCCGTCATATATGCTGTTCTGATTAAGGTAGATACTTTTTTGAACACCTGTGATTCTATCAAAGTCAAGCTGTGACTGACTGGCTTCAAGGATATTGCCGTCTTGGTCGAACAGAATGCTACAGTCGTTTGCCTGTAGATATGACTTGGCTCCGTTTACCTGAATGTTCTCTGATAACGGATACAGGACGCCATTCTTGTACACAGAGATCCTTACCCAGTTCACGTAGTCTGGAGGCAGTACAAATCTTAGATTGTCACACACGTTCAACTCAAGAGCCTTTATCTCCTTGAAGGCGTCGTAGTTAAGCTCCTGTATGGCTCTCTTAGCGTGGAATAGAACCTTGTACCTGTTGATATTATTGATGATTTCATGGTTGCCTTGATACATCAGCATAAAGTTGTTGACTATATCATTCAACCCAACATACTGATAACTACCCCAGTTAGCATCAACCGGTGTGTTACCATTGTTCTCGTAATACTGATATCCCGTTAGGTACGCCATTATTGTTGCTGATTATCGTTCATTTGAGATGTCTTATACACCTCAGGTTCTCTTATTGACAGTCCTGCTTTCTCAAGTATCTTGTTGATAAGCACAGGCTCTTCCTCTTCAGCGACTTCAAAATCAACAGACCCCGCTGCGTTATATAATGGCTCTCCGTTTGTAAGGTTCACGTAATCCCATCTCGGGTCTACTGGGTATCTTACGTATATCGCTGACACGTTTGCGGTTATTGAGTTTGGTGCAATTGCTATTGAGTTATTTTGTCCCATAGCATACATTGGGTATGTCTCGGTAGGCGCTGTGAGGTTTGAGTTAAGGAGTCTGGTCATATTAAGCCTACTCTCCTTTGCTACCTCAATATTATTGTACGTTAGTACGTTTATATGGTACCAGTCTGCAGGTGCGTCAAATATTGAAAACGAACCAGATATACCTGTGTTCACTAATGCAGCCCCAGTAATGAATCCCTCTATAGACTCTCTTGCGCTTTCAGCTAGGTCTGCAAGATCACTTCCGGATGTGTGGTTGTTCTCAAGATTTGTGTAGTAGTTGTATTTACTCATGTACTCATCGAAAATCTCAAGCTGCGCCTGCTTGGCGTATAGATTGAAATCATCTGGTGAGATATATCCGTAGTTGTTCTTATTGCAGATTGCAAGAACCGTTTCCCTTACATCGTTGATACTGACCATAAGCACAAAGATACTGAATAAAAAAAACCCCTTGAGTATGCGTTAGCAGTGACCCAAGGGGTTAGTTGGGGAAAAGATAGTCCTTATGCGTTTACAATGCTTGTAACTGCCTTTGGAAGCTCAATCTCGTAGTAAGGCTTAGACCAAGCTGTCTGAAGCGCTAACTCCATAGCCTCAAGAATCTTCTCATAAACATCAGCACCTACCTGAGCCGCTGTTGTAATTGTTGTTGCTGTTCCGTCAAAATAGCTTAAAACAACAGTTGTTGCTGTTGCGTTTGCTGTTGCAACAGCTTTGACTCCTTCGATTGCGATAAGTTGCCCTGTTACAGGCGCGTTTGATACTTTAAGAAACTTTTGCATGATAAAAAATTTTGCAGGTTAGTAAAGCACAAAGATAATCAATCTTCTAACATAGGCTCAAGGAGCTTGAACGTCTCAAGTCCTTCGTCTGATTGTAGGTATGAGGCCACAATGTAGTCTCTGTCCTCACCGTAAGGAACTGTAAGCATTCGCTTCTTGTTGTTTGGAAGGTTGAAGTGTACATCCTTGCCTGCTCTGTACCCAAGAAGTCCTTTGTCAAACATCAACGCCACTGTTGCCGACATGTTTGTCATAGGGTCGTTCAATGTGTCCAAGAATTCTTTTGGGTTATTTCTTGCGTAAACAAGTACGTCACGCTTCAGTTCAGCTGTACTCATCTTAGTAACATCACGTCCAAGGATTACCCTTCCGATACGCTCAAGGCTACTCAGATCCATCTGCTTTGCCGCAATAAGAGCGTCAACCTCGTAATTAATTACCTCAAGCTCTGTCTCAGCGTCTTTCTCGTTGTCGACAGCCTCAAACTTAAGCCCATTGTCAGGGTGAATCTCTAAGAACCACTGTAGCACAGGGTTTGTCTTTGGAACCTTCAAGAATCCGTCCTCAAAGATAATTGGCTCAAGAATGACATTCTTGTCCTGCTCATCTTCGAAAGGTGACTTTTGATTTGGCGAGTATCGCAACGCTCTGTTGCTTGTTCCATCAAAGTACATCAGAGGGTGTCTGTGACTGTTTCGTGATGGAAGGATGTAGGATAGAGGAGCTACATCTCTCCTTAGCTTGTATAGTTTATCCACCAGTGGTGCTTCTTTTGTTTTCATTTTAATTTAGATTAGAGTTAAGAAAAAAAAAGGAGAGCGGCATTAAGCCGCCCTCCTCGTTATTTACAATTAGTCCTCGAAGATAACGAAGTTGTTCGCTCCAAGCGTACAAACTGCTCTCTCAGATAGGAAGTGAACCTCCATAGCATCAAGGTCAGAGTTACGTGCGCTTCCAGCAGAACCTGTTACCCAAGTCTTGTATCGTCTGTCTTCAGTCTCTGAAGCTCTGTAACGAACGTGTAGGAATGGACGCTTAGCGTTCTTTCCAAGAACTTGGTCGTAAACAGTTGTTGAACCAGCAGGAACAAGAAGACCGTTAACCGCTCCAGAAGGAAGGTCACCACGCATAGTTGGGTCGTTCAAGTATTTCCAGTCAGTCTTGTAGAAGTCGTAACCTCTTCTGAATCCTGAGAATCCAAGGTTCAATGCCATCTGCTCATCGTTGTCGAACAATCCGTATGATGTACCACCAGCTCCGTAAGAGTTCTGTGCAGCAAGCATATCGTCAATGTCGAAAGAGAACTGACGGTTTACGAAAAGAACATTCTCCTCGATAGAACCTTGTCGGTCAAGTCTTTGGATGATTGCATCGAATTCAGCAAGGGTAGTTGGGTTACCGCCTCCGAATACGTTTCCTCTGTTCTCTACAGCGAAGAAGATACCTTCAGAACCAGCCTGTCCAGCAAGACCGCCTGCAAGTAAGTTCGATGCAGCAGAACCAGCCTCGGCAGGAACAGCCTCGATCATTGCTGTCTCAAGGTAGTCCTCGAAACGTAAACGAGTCTCATGCTCAGACTTCAAGTACCATAGGTATCCTGTAGCTCCGTTCTCGGTAGTTACTTCAATCCATCCGATTTGAGCCATGTCAGAACCTGATACAGCGTACTTGTCCTTGATGATGATTGGCTTGTTGTCGAAGATTTCATCCTCAGCCTCAAGAGATTCAACCATTCCATTGGTTCCTTTTGCAAATTCAGAACCGTAGATGAAGATTGTAACATCAGCGTTTGCAGCACCGGTAGTAGCCGCAACAGAACCAGCTGCCTCGTAATAGTTCGCTTGGAATGTTCCAGCCGCGTAGTCAGTAGCACTAACAATAGCCTTGTTAGATCCTGCTCCACTGTTCCAGCTTACCACGATTGTCTGACCGTCTCTAATTGCGATTTGACCAGTTAAGGCATCGTTGATGGTGAAAACCTGAGAAGCCTGTCCAGCTGCTGCTGCTGCTGCACCTACCTCAACGTACTTAGTGTGTAGACGACCCTGCTCTGCCCATTTGATCATGTCAGAGTTAGTTGGCATCTCAGCACCTACCATACGTAGGAATGATGCAACGCTTCGGTTTCCGTAGCGCTCGAATTCCTTCTCGTAAGTATCAGGAAGATACTGATTCAAGAAGTCAAAGTTTGTAATGTAGTTGCTCTCCAATGCCACTCGCTCTGGGGCTGGCTGCAACTGAAATGTTGGTGTTGGGTTTAAAGGCATTTTTGTTTTTCTTTAAAAAGTTTATGTTCGTTTACTTCTGATCTTTAAGCCTCGACCTGAGTCTTGACTTAGAGACCTTACTTGCATTCCCCCCTTCTTAGTGACCTCTGGCGCTCTGCGAGTATCCATGTCAATGTTTTTGGACTTCTTCGCCATGCCATCGACCGCTGCTGCTTGACCTTGCTCATAAAAGAACTTGGCAAACTTGTCAGGGTTCATTGCAATCGAAAGTGACCTATGGTATCCTGCCGCATCACTTAGTAGCCCATCCTCTCCAATGTACTTGTTAATGAAGTTAAATGGAGATTGGTTGGCGCTCTTAAGCTCTGCCGCATCCGCTGGTTTGAAGGTGATTCTCTCGTCATTGACATTGAACTCAAAACCTTTGAATTCGTCACTGAAGAGTTCGTCAGTCTTCTTGCTGAACCATTCTCTCTTTTTCTGGTTCTCAGCTTCGATACTTTCAGCCTCTTTCATTTTATCTCGATAAGACCTAAGCTCTTCATCGTACTTAGCGTCAGCAGGCTCCTTGCTTGACTCAAGCGGAACCTTGTATGCCTCCTGCTGTTCCTTAAAGAACTTCTTGGCTTTATTGAGTTCTCTTTTCTTGGCTAACTTCTGCTTCTTTACAAGCGACTCGTCATCAAGGTCTTCATCGTATCCGAACTTTGAGTCAATCAAATCATTGATATCGTCATCATCCAGACCTTCCTCTGTCTGCTTGTAGTAATCCGCAAGCAACACGTCTGAATCCATCTCATCGTAGTTCTTATTCAACTGCATGAAATCATTCAGACCACGGCCAGTCTCCTTCTTGTATTTGAAGAAAGCCTCAACATCCTCTGGTAATTCAGGGGATGATTCTCTTTCAGAGAACAACTCATCAAGTGAGTTTATCTCTTTACCGTATCGGTTTTTAATATGTGAAAGAACGTCTTCGTCTTTTATTTCAAACTTCTGCTCTTCAGCAGGAGCTTCTTCTTTCTTCTCTACAACAGGCTCCTGTGTCGCCTGCTCTTCCTCCTTCATTTGCTGCTCATGCTTTTCGAGAAGCTCTTTCTCTACTTCTTGAACAGACTTTGACTCTACCTCTCCGAGGTCTCTTACTTTAAATTCAGCCATTTTGATTTGATTTTATGCAAAATTATTGATTTTATTTTTATCGGGGTGAGAACTCAGCAAGGTCGAACCCATCCAAACTGTCCTCGTTTGACTCAAAACTCATTGGAGGAAGGTTGTTCTTACGCTGCTCGATAAGCTTAGACTGCTGCGTGTTCTGCCTATCTATACGCTTACCTTTAGCCTCTTCCTTCATCTCCTCTCGCTGCTTCAATTGCTCTTGAGTCATACCCTGTAGCTGCATATTCATCTCGAACTCACGCTCCATAAGCATTAACTTGTACTTAGCCTCAGCGTCAAGTCGCTGTATGCTCATCTCTGTCTTGGTCTGCTCAAGCTGCATCTTCGCT